CATTTTTGTTTAAGCATTCCATGATGTCTTAACATAAAGCCTATTACAGCCGGTTAGTTTTAATTCCATACGATTGAGCTTTACTAACATGATCTCAACGACATACAAATTTGATTAGTGTATGTTCTAATAAGGTTATAGTTCTTCAACTGTTCTCTCACTCAGTTGGAGGGTTAAATGAACCGTAATACGCCATCCTCCCTCTACTACTAGTGATTTCTGAGAACTATAATAATATTAAGCATTTCTAACCCAATCTCGAGTTACCTCGTATGAGTAGAAATGTTGGGGTAGAAAAAATCGTTTAATTCCAGGGAATTCTTCCAAGATTTCTTCCATACCTCTACACCGATCATTGTAATGTTCCTTTCCATAAAGACTCCATTCTCTACGTGCTGCAAGATAACACTGTGCTAATTGTTCTTCATGACTAATATTACCTTTTTCAACATACATTGTTAATGATTTAAAGATACTTTTCTCACTTAACTGCCCAACTGTCCAACCATCAACAGTTCGAAAATTGCGTTTGAGAAAATCTACATCATCAATATGAATGAAAGGTACACTAGCTGCCTCCTTATCAGCCATAGTATAAGGTATACCATGTTCACGTAAAACATTAGAAATAGTAGTGTGATTAAAGTCTTTCAGAGCTGAACTCATTGCATTATCGTCACCTAGTGTGATTAATGCAACGTTATCTCTAAAAGTGGTAAGTGGTTTATTTCTAATTATATTCTTGTAAGCATAGCGCATGTATAGTGAGTTTGAGATACTATTGATAATTACGGTTACTGGTGTTCCAGATGAATTACCACCAAAGAACTGGATGACATCACCATTCATATTAGTAACAGGAAAAGCAATATCCGTGGCTATTCCACGTATTATTAATCTATCCTCATAAGATAAAGGCTCATGTGTCTCCATCAATTCTTGCAACACATAAAAATCACATCTAATTAAAGCAGCAGGCATATTCTTATCATATGCTGAATAATCACCAGCTATCATATTATTCTCACCATATGTACACAAATACTCCTTTAACAAACCCCAATCTTGAGAGTAACAATTCATACCTACAGCACATTCACTAATAAAATTGTTCTTCATAATGGCACGGGTTATTTTCAAAAATTTCATCCGTACAATGATACTAAATGCTACATCACATGCAGTGAATATGCGTGTTTTACCAATATCTCTTTTTGATTGTTTTATAGCTTCATCTTTCAATGTTGCATTAAACAAAACACACGCACGTTGACCTAATTTATAACATTCAATAATCCTCTCCATTACATCAATTACCTCGGGATTAGGCATAAAGTATTCTTCACCAGTTTCCAAGTCTATTTTTGTATGAAAATATTGATTCTTAGCCCCAGGAAAGAACATACCACCTGAAGTACTCATGGGTAAAATATTAATGAAAGAATCTCCATGTATACCATTAACTGCCACTCGCAAATCAACAGGTCCACAGTCTATCAACCATCCTGTATCCCTCTTAAGATCTGATACATAAGCAGTGGCACATTCCAATAGATCAATAGATGAGAAATGGGGTGTAATATTAGCTTGATCTTCTGCAGCCACTGAGAAAGGATTATACCAATGACCATTAATAAACTCTGGTATCATTAGTGGTGCCACCAGAGTGTTATGATAATTAAAAGTAGTACAGATTTTATCATGTATAATGGAACGTTTAACTTTAGATGTACTTGTTACTCTACCACCATAAGAACCCAAAGGTAAACCAAAACCTTGTACCCAGTGATGAACGCCCTTAGATTCATGTGGTTTCATTAATTTACCACTACGTCTAGATCCTGCCTGTATGAGAGAAAAATCAACATATTCTGACATAGCTAATACAGGTGTTTCACGCTCAAGAAGTTCCTGTGATAACTGAGTCACTATCATACGAGCACTTGATCCACCAGGTGTACCAGCACAATGTATACCAGAAATATAGTAACCCCCCATAGCTTCAGATATCACCACACTCCCACAATCACCTTTTAAGGGATGTCTATCTAAGCGTTTAGCATTCATAAAATCGCCACGAATGGATTTACCATAATCTGTTTTATATTCAACACTAGTCATACCTGTTGATTCACCAGAACCTAGAATATCAGTTCGAGGGTCAAAAATCATAAAATTCCTACCACTCTTATCAATCTTCTTAGGAAAAAATTGAAACAAACCTTTACGAGGTAATAAATTGGAACTATTAAACATAACCAAGTCATTAGGAAGAAAAGTTAGTTCTCGTTTAGTTAACGAAAAACCTATTTGACCCTTCAAAGAATATGTACCATCTACCACATCAGGGTAACTAGCAATACATTGCCATTTATCACCACTCAAAAATATATGTGATAATGTTACATACCATCCTTCACGTACACTTAAAGCGGTTACTTCTTGTGTTCTACCATTATGCTTGACAGCAATACGGAAGGTGCCTCTACGGAGACTAGAACGTAACTCTTCCAAGTTATTGGATTTATGAGTGGTTGGTAATGTAAAATCAATATTATTAGATGCTAAAATACTCCATATATTCTTAGCAGATTGTGTCTCTAATGTTGGTTGTTTAAAATATTTATACAAATAGGAAGCTAATATGGTAGCCAAGGTACATGAACCAAAAATAGCGATAGCCTTACGGCAATCAACAATTCTCCTGTCTTCACGTTTATTAAGACGCTCACGTGCTACTCGTAAATGATCTCTCACTGAGTAATGCTTCATTACGTCATCCATATACATATCAACAGGTAAATTATCAACACACCAGTGAAGAACTTTACGCTTACATTTTTCACCAAAAGTCTCTTTCTTCTTGGTAAAAATGTTCATCCAAGCTTGTGGCTCCAAAGTGCATTGTTTACACTTGTAATAGGAAAGAACATCATGTTCACAAACATCAACATCCTTAGTAACAACATTACTTGCTAACATAACTTCACTAGATTTCTCATGTTTAAGAGCTTCATTAACAAGGAATGTTGATAATTCTGCTCCTGACATCAAGCCACCATCAGCACCTGGGATAATTACTCTATGAGTAACAACTTTTTCACTTCCAAGATCACCTCTAACTATCAGTTTGATCTTTTCAACTCTAAAATCCCACGCATCATGAACAACTGTGTCTAACTTTTTCATCATACCAGTTTCTTCATCTAGATATTCTGGTTTCAGAATGGGTTGTAAGACAATAGGGAAACGTCTTAAAACAGCAGATTCTTCAGCCACAGCATGAGAAGCATTTAAATTCTTTGTATTTGTGGTAGCAATAACCAATTTGGGAATCAAAGGAATAGTTCCTTTATCTTGTAAATCAGCTTGGTTAGTGGCTATGCCAACAGTGTTAACAACATCAATAATCTCATTAATAGATGTAATCTTACCAGCAGCAACATGTTTAACATGTTCGCGGCCAATATCATCCAGTAATATACACCACTGTTGAGCTCCTTTATAACCACTCCAGAAATCATCCTTCACATTGAAAGTATACATATTCTTTTGTGGATCCCAAAGGAGATCGGGATAAATATTGTGCTTAACCATACCTCGCTGGTAAATGGTGGCTACCGTTTGTACAACTGCAGATTTACCAATACCAGGGGTACCATATATTAATACAGAAAAGGGTGGTTTACGATTACTTGTAACGTTATGTTCCTTAATAAGTCTTAGACGAACGTCCATTAGAGTTTTCCATAAAGGTCCTATTTCCTTACCATATGATTGTAATAAATTAGCTCCCCGAGCAGATAAATAACCCATTTTCTCTAATACTGCTGGTGCAGAAAAAGTAGGGTTAGTAGCTTTCTCAGTTACTTCTAGCATAACGCTTTCAAAGTCTCTCATCCACTCTCGAACTTGTCTATTTCTAACTAATGCTGGTTGTAAAGATTTTTCAACAAAACATTCATAACCAGTGTTGGCAAATGAAACAATGAAATCTAAACTACTTCTAATTAACTCAGGAGCTGTAGTGAATTTAATCTTACTACCTCTGATATTGATTAAATTATCAAGGCCATACTCAGTAAAATTAAGACCAAATTTCTTGGTTAAAGGACATGTAATGACCCCAACTAAAACTCTGGTCATTTTCTGAGATAATTCACCAGTTGCTAAAACTTCCCAGGAATCGATAAATTCTGAAGGAAAACCACTTTGAGGTTCAAGAACACTCTTCGCTGGTAATCCTTTGAAAATAGTGGACATAAAAGTTACAACATCTGTAATATTAAAATAAACAGATAAAAGACGAAGGCAAGAAAACACAACATTGGAAACGTGTGCAACTTTACTATCACTTTGAAAATTATTAATATCACGCCAAAAACCGTATACATGTATAACCATGTTAACATATTCCTGATGAGGTTGTAAAAATTTTGTGAAGGCTTTCATATCGTCCCAGGCTGGAAAAGGATTCTTATCAAAGTTAAAAGGATTAACTCTATCAAATATAACCTTGTTACCAGAGACTTCATTATTTAAAAATGCAGTTTCTTCTTTACTAAACCACGAATCAGGATCTTGATCTTCATCAGTATCACTACCGATAATACAACTAGAGGATACGGATGAAGCACTATCACGATGTTGGAGAACATCTTTATAGTTCATAACATTTAAATGTTGAGCACCAGTATTTTTCCTATACTCGTGTTGAGCACTTCTTGTGAGACTAGGAGGTACTAATGGTTTAGTAGGATCTAACCGTGTAATGGGGTGTGTTGGAGCTTTTGAATACTTATAATTCGTACCAAAAGCTTTTGTACCAAATGCACGGCGTGATGTGGTTGGTGTTAGTGTTTTATTAGGGTTTAAAACTTTGGATTTGTACCTACGAGTATTGATGGATTCATCAAGATCTGGCATATCATCGCTGTCACTATCTATAATATCAGAATCATCATCACTAGGCTCCAAATTTTTATAGGAGTTAGCTAATGTTTTTAATATTCTCGGATTTCTACACTTAAGTTCGCTATCTAAGTGTAAAGGTTCAGGAGTAAGGGTAACGCTGTTGGTGCCAGATACGCTCTGTTGGGCGAGTGGTTTACCACCATTTTTAAGTGAACAATCCATGTTGTTTCAACATAAAGCCTATTACAGCTGGTTAGTTTTAAATCCTTAAGACGAGTGTTACTAACATGAACTCGAATGCATATTATTTTAATTGTAATATACTACAATGAGTTTAAAGTACTCCAACTTTTCCTCTCGTTGTAAGGAAGGTTATCTGAACCGTATACGCCAGACTCCCTCTACATATAACGATTGTGAGGAGGATTGCTGCTTGCCAAGCAGCGCAAATGTATCAAAT